GTATAGTATGACTCTCCTTGATTAGCTATTAAAGAGCTAGCACCATTTAATTGATTTTGAAGTACTGTATCTATTCTATGTATTTCTTGTTTAAGTGGACTCCCGGTTATAACAGCTTTATTTGCAGTATTGTTATCAAGCTGAACAAGATCACCCCAGTTAGAATCAGCCCCACCTATAAAATTAGTTTCGTGAGTTCCTGTAGTCCAAAGCAGTGGCGATGTCTTCTGTGTGTACATTGAAATATCCTGAAGAGAGCCTGTTGGATCAACTACTGGTGTCCATTGTGTTAATATACCATAAGTACCAGCTAAGGCCATTGATGACCCTATTATATTTTGTGATTGAGCATAATACGCAGGTCCTTCAGTGTTACAATCTTGAACACGCTGTGAAATAAGCTCTGATCCCATTGCACCTACTATATACATAAGGGAACCAGGTCCTGATGAATATTGTACTCCTACAGGAGCTTTTATATCAAATTCTTCGGCATGACTAGATTGGAATCTAACTCTAATCTTCATATCTACCATACCATTATTTGTAACATAATTGTATGAGCCTGAAGTTACATTAAAGGCATTTAGTTTATAAACAAGATATAGGTGTGTAGCGTCTGAATAAGCCGTCATCACACTACTACTATTTGGAGCAACTACAAAATTAGAACCAGTATAATTAGTTATATCTTCAAGTACTGCTGCTTGATCATAAACATTAGGTATAGCACTAGCAGGTTCTCTAGTTACCCTAATAATTAATCCGTCTTCTGGACCATGAAAGCCATTAGCTTGACCAGTTGGATTAGCAAGAGCATTATAGTTATATGCTTGTAAAGATATGTATCTTGGAGCGTTTGTAGGAGAAGTTGGAACAGGCCTAGAAAATCTTTTAGCTGTTACATAAGTTTCTATAAGATTAGCACGAGTCTTTGGATTTAAACGATTTTGATCTATAACAACTTTAGATAAATCTAATAAAGTAGAATCAGAAGAATACGAATCAGCCGCTTCTACTATTCTCTCTAATTCTGAACTTGCCTCTTCTCTATCAAGGTCTGAAATTATAGGTCTTGAGTAAGATGATGAAGATATTCTGTCAGTGTCATCTATAGCTGCTCTCCTTTCCTCATCTCCTTCAGGCCTTAGTTGTGATGAATCTCCGTATGTTGCCATTTAAATTTTATATATTAACAATCACATCCACAACTATTGTCGCAGATTTCTTTTGCTTTATTATACTTTTCTAATATGTCTAGATGATAACCAGTATTGTTTACATCAGTAGATGCTATGTCTACTGCAGATTGTGCACTTTGTAATAATAAAAATACTTTTTGTGCTTTAGCTAATGTCTTAGCACATCTAGGACAATCGCATGAACAATCTATTAATTCGTCTGTTAGTTTTACTAAACAACAGTCTATATCACATTTAATTAGCACTGGTTTACATGCTACTTCTATACTATTTTCTACTACACAAACCTTAAAAACTCCATTTTTAGAACTTAGGTTTTCAGTTGGAATATTTATAATTCCTCTTCCAGTAAATGCATCGTAATTAACCGCTGCTGTATAGCTACCTGTTATGGTAGGATCTATGTTAGATACAACAATATCTGCAGTAGTTGCACCTGGGTCATATCTTTTAACTCTAATTGCTAAAAATTTACAAGAGTTAAATACATTTATATTAAATGCCATATTAAGTTATTTTTAAATTTAAAAAAAAAGACCGATAGGGGGACTAATGCCCCCTATAAGTCTTATATTAAAGAATCTGATTATGCAGACTCTCCTGTTAAGTAATATTCAACATATACTTCAACTACACCAGCAGTTAAAGCAGCTGTTGCAATTACAAATTGTATACCAGTTGAACTTGTAGTTTTATCTGTAACAGTGTGTTCTGTTACGTCCTCATCATCAAAAGCTCCGTTATCAAAAGCTGTTGCAGCTTTTAAAGTTACTCCTCCTGCAGTAAGTGCAAGAGTAGCAGAACCACCACTAGTCATTGCTGTAGTTACTAAAGAGTAACATCTAACAATAACTGCATTGTCAGGAATAATTGCTGAATTAGACGGTACAATTGTGCCAGTACCACCACCATCGACTGCAAAGTCGTATTTAGCGTGTGCTGTCATTAATTTTGGATTTGCCATTTTATTTTATTTTTTTAAAAGTTAATAATTAATTATAGTACTACGCTAGGAAATACTCCTGCAAAGTAACCGTTTAGTTTTGCCTCAAATATTGCACTATCAGCATCACCTTCTTTTGCTGCAACATTAATTTCAATTAAGTTATCAACTCCGTTAATTTGAGAAGCTGAAGAACCGTCTTTAGTTGCTACAATAGAATACATGTCATAGTTAGTATCTTTGTCAGACATTAAAGTAGGTTTTTGTGGTAAGTGTCCTCTAAAGTAGAATCCAGCTTGATTTCCTAACTGAGACTCTTCAAAAGCAACAATTGCATTACCATCACCGTATCCTGGAGTTGCATCAACCACATGATTTACAACTGTATAAGTTTGAGTAGTTGTCGGATTGTCTGAAACTAAAAGTTTAAACACTACAGGCTCATAATCCCAAGTGTTACCACTTTGAGCTACATCACCTCTTTTTGCTCCTGTAAAAGTTACAGTTGCAGTAGACAATGAAGCTGTTGGATTTAACCAATCTGGAACATTATCTAATGCATTATAAGCATCTCTAATTGCTGCACCTGCATCATTAACTGCTGTACTAGCTCCAATAGTTACATTAAATTTAAAGAACTCTTGTCTAGGACCTATTGTCTTTATAAACTTTAGCTCAATATCTTTTGACGCTGCCGCAGAAGTTGTTACTGGTAAAATAGTAGAAGTCTGTGCTGCTGCATCAGAAAAAGCTACACCACTATAGTTAATTACATCTCTACCGTAAATCCAAGGACTTACAACGTTTTTGCCATCTTTACCACCACCTACAATTCTAATCATAGGAGCATCAGTAATAGAGTCTCCTACTACTAAATCAGTTGGTCCAGATGCGCTCATTTTCTGTATAGTGATTGCACCATCTTCAACAGGGTTAGCTGTTCCTCTTGCAGTACCATCACCAATAATTAAATGTCTTGCCATTTTTTTATTTTTTTAAAATTAATAATTATTCATTTTTTATCACCTCTGTTTGGTGAGTTTTGTATCTAGGATCGTTAAATCCTTCTAAAATGCTGCTTATTGCCATGTCCACAATCTCTCTATGAGTATGAACAGGTAATTCGCAACTATCATCCAAAGATAATGAAATTTCTCTGGGTTTTCTTATATAAGTAATTTTCACCCCATCTATTATAAATATATCACTCGTGTATATATCTATATAATCTCCCCGCATAGTCGTTAGAGGTGAAGTATGTTTTGTTGTATTAAAAGGGTCATCTAAAAGTTTAAATATATCGTCTTGTTGTACAAATTTATTAAATGAGTAAACTCTTTGAGAATCCCCTGATACTATTCTTTTTGCAAGTGCAAAATTATCAGTAAATTGACCACTAACTTTTGTCCAAGAGTCTTGTGATGATGTAGATGTAGGATTATGCAAACCTATTAACTGTGTAAGTTCATTTGTGTTTGTAGTTGCAGGATTAGACTGATCCCAATTAAACCAATCGTATATATCAGTATCTACTTTTACTATAAAAGATCCAGGAGCATTTATGTCTCCATACTCTTCCCAATAAATTTCAAAACCTGTATTCCAATTACTAGAGTCTAATAAATCAAGTCTTAATGATTCTAAATCTTGAGGATAGTTATAAGGTGCTATTCCTCCTGCAGCATTAATAGGCCCACTTAAAATATTGACATTTCCAAAGTTTCCATTATCTAAATCAGCCATCATTATTATCTGTCTTACAAAACCTCCTGTTGTATTTAGAGGATCACTAAAATTTTGTGTTTCTATTACAGGATTATTAGTTTCAAAGTCTATGTATAGATATTCTAAAGGTAATACAAAATAAGAACAAGGAGCAGTATTGTCAAAATTAAATTCTAAAGGCTCACATTTGTTAATAACAACAGTGGACTTTTGATTTACTAGATACATATAATCCTTAGGTAATTTAAATTGATCTATAAAAAAATCATTGTTATAAAAACCTTTGTATGTAGTAGGTCCTTCAAACTCTGTAACTAATGTACGTAAATCATCAATTCTTTTTTGACTTTGTTCAAATCCTTTTCTATAGATATTATTTCTCCCATATTTTGTATTTATAAACTTAAACATAGATTTGTTTAGTTCTATGTCTATTTCTTCAGGAAGTAGCATATCAGCTTGGAGTGAATTTATTTTATCCACTCCTTGCTGAATTGCTAAATGCATTTCTCTTACATTCATATTATACTAATGATAATTCTTTTAATTTTGCTCTTAATATAGTTAACTTTCCAGAGTTCTTTTTATCTTTTAGATAAACTATAGCATCATCAGTTGTATCACCAATTACTTCATCAATAAAAATAACTTGGTTTCCAATTTTCCTTAAAACACCAGCTGAAACCATTTCTTCAATTTCTGCTCTTAGCTCTAAGTTTTTATCTGTTGCTATCCTTACAAATTTCTTTGGATTAGAATTCTTTAACTCATATAATGAGTTTTCAATCTGATCTTCAGTCATTCTATCTGGATTAGTGTTAGACATTAATCTTAAAATTCTCTTCATATTTTTTACGTTAGAAGAAACCTTAATAAATTCTCTATCTGCGTCTTTCTTAAGCTTTATTTCATTATTCTTAGCTTTATCTTCTCTTGAAAGATCTTGAATATAGAATTTTTTAGTAACGTCTGCGTTCATTTCTGCTTTTGTTAAAGCTACGTAAGGATGTTTAACAGCAAAACTATATTTAATATAATCCATAATACTTAATGGACTGCCATCTTCATCTTTACCTATCTCTAATTCAACACCTGTAAATCCTACAGGAATTGTCATATCAGCCCAAAATCTTTTAGAATGTTTAGGCCAATCTACATGCTCAGGTGATACATCAAGTATTCCTTGCATATACTTTTTTTCTTCTTCAGGGCTAAACCCTTTCAAAGGTTGTCTATTTACATAGATACTACTAAGCCTAGTTTTAGCTTCGGCTCTTACTTGTTTAGGTAGGTGACCACCTAGGTCCCTTCTCCTTAAAAACACTTTTTTACTCATAATACAGTTCTTTTAAAGTTTTAGTTAGTGGGTGTAAAGAATAACTCCCCAGATATATTATTAATTAAAGTTATGGGGGATTGCTCCCCCACAACCTCAATCAAAAACCAATATATAGACGCAAATTAATGCCAAATTAGGACGCCACGCATTGAATATCAAGCGAAGTATCAAATCTCTTAAGAGCGATACCAGCTGTCTTCAACATGTGAACGCTTGCCCCGTCAACGTCAGATGCTCTAGTGTCAGTTGAAGCGAATCCTCTTGGGACTACCGATCCAGCTACACACCATCTCATTGCCTCACGACCTTTCTTAGAGATCATTTGTAAGTTGTTCTGACCATCATAATTTGATTGATCAACAAACACCATTCTATAAGACTCAAGAGAGTATCCAGTTGTTGGGTGCTTAGCACGAGCTTGAGCAACTGCACCATGGTCAAATAATGGAAGTTTTACCACATTTACCATATGTCCATCTACGTGCTCGTACGAAGTAAAGTAACCAGTTAAACCTAATGATCTACCAGAACCTGTGATGAATCTGTTCTCACCCCCAACTTTAAAAGTATTACTTGAAAAGTGGTTTTTAAGAGCTTCATCAAATTCACGTGCTCCACCAGTACCAGTGTAAAGAGTTACTTGTTTTTGAGCAGCATCAGTCATTGAATAAAATAAATCACCGATGATGTTCTTTAATTTTGTTTCAGTCAATGTAGAGTAAGTGTCTGTTTCAACAATTTGCTCTAAAAGACCAGGTCCTATGATTACAGGCTGACCATTTTCATCTTTCATGTAAACGTGTCCGTTTGCATCGTAAGATTTTTGTCCATACCAGTAGTACATTTCACATTCTTCTTTAAAGTCAAGCATGTGTAAGTACTCCTCATAGTCCATCCAAAGTTTAGTAGTTCCGTTTCCTTTAGTTGGTAAAGAAAATTCTGCTACAAAATCTTTAGCGTTTCCAGACATGTGGTAAGATTTTCTAACTGTAGTTAGTTTGTTTCTTACTTTACCTGGAGTTTCCCAGTTAGAAGCGTTACCTCTAGAGAAGTCAACTCCTACCGGTGCATACATTTGCGCAAATAACGCTCCTGCTACACAGTCAGCTGCTGGCATTACTGCTGTAGCTGATGGGTTAATTAATTGTAATGTATATTTCCATGCAGATCCACCAGCTACTTGCTCAGGCTCTTTCATAATACGAGCTTGAGTACCTGATTGAGATACTAATACATATGGAAATACAAAATGTTTGTCAGGAAATTGTAACTCAAAAGTTGCACCTCCTAAACCTATTGACGATCCTGTAGGACCTGCCGCTGCAACTGGTCTCGTTCTCATTCTATGTGTTGCCACACGATACTCATATTCTAAGCGGTCGATAGATTTAGTATTTCCAACACCTTCCGTTAAGAAAGATAATGGGAATCTTTTATCGTCTTTTCCTGCTAAATGAGTAATAATCGGAGACAGTTCAGTAGGCTTTGTCAATAATGCATTTGCTAGACTGTTCATGTCTGTCATCTGCGAATCATTGTAAAACGTCTTTTGAACGCTTATATTTGTTCCGTTTACTGCCATTTTTAATTTCTATTTTTATAGGGTACCGATCTCCCTGTTAAGGTATCTTTAAATGCTAAGATCAAGATTATCTAAATCTACATTTTTACTAACTCTAGATCTTTTACGAGCACTTTTTACGTTCTCTTCATTTCTAGATATTTTATCTCTTAGAGATCTAGTTGCTTGTGTCTTAGCCTTTGTTTTTATAATATCTTGTAAGTTAAATCCTTTGTACATTAAATAGTCAATAGCTAATTTAACTTCCATATTTGCTTCTGAGTGGTCAACATCTCTTTGAGTGTAACCTTCTTTTGTTACAGGTGTAGCAAGCCAATCAAAGAATCCAGATTTTTCTTTTTCTGGAACAGCTAAACCAGCAAACTCATTAGATTCGTGGATAGTATCTGCTACTTCTCCCCAAAACTCTTCTTGTTTTGCTTGTTGTTCTTTAACTCGTTCTTGTTGTCTTTGTACCATTTGTCCTCTTCTTTGTTCTTGCACTTTACCTAAAGCTGTTTTTGCTTGATCAGCTTTAGCATGTAACTTCCCAGAATCTTCATAATCATTTATCATTTCTTTTATAAATGCTTGATCATGTCCTTTTTCAGTAAAATAATTTGCTAGGATAGCTTTTTGACTCCTAACATCATCTTCTGCTAATTCAAATTTATTATAATCTAAATTAGGATCATAAGCTTGCATAAATTGTTGAGATTCTCCTCCGTTTAAAACATATTGTAAATGTTCTTTTACTAAAGGAAAGTTCTCAAGAACTTCATCAATCCTATCATCAGCCATTCTTGACGCAACATCTTTTGTCATTTCTGCAAGACCTTCAGCCGTATCAGGATATTCTTCTTCTAACTCATACCCTAATTTGTCTAGTACTTCAGAAACAACCGTACCTTCACTTTCCTCAGAATCATCAACATCATCATCGGTTAGGTCTTGGTCATCTGCCTCATCTGACTCTTCTTCTGTTTCTTCTACCTCGTCCTCAATATCTTCAAGCTCGTCAGTAGTTTCTTCAGGTTTTACTTCTTCTTTTACTTCTTCTTTTTCTACAGGCTTCTCGACTTCATCGACAGCAACTGTATCAACTCCATCACCTGCGATTACATCGTCAAAAGTAATGTCGTCTAATTGTATTTTTTCATTTGGGTCCATATATATTTATTGTTTTAAGTTACAAATTTACTAATTATATCTATATTTTTTATAGTTTTTTATTTTTTGGTTTTTCTATTATTATATAACACTTACTAGCATCCATATCTACATTTTCTTTTAGGTCCCCCCATTCTTTTTATTAGAGGAGTGTTTACTCCTAAACCTTTATTGTACTGTTCTTCAAAATCTCCTTCATTTAAAAGTACACGCTTAACGTAATCTCTACTCTCTTTGTTAAAGTGTTCTATAAAACTTATATCATTAACATCTACTCCTTGTTCTATTAATTTATTAAGCTTTCTCCTTGTTCTATCAGGTCCATAATTATAAGCTATTAAAGTTTTAGCACGTTTAACTTTTTCATCACCTTTTATCCATGATCTATTATAAATGTTATTCATGTAATCTTTTTGTAACTTTATTGATAGCTTAGGGTCTTTAAGATCTTCCATTGTAGTTTTTTCATCAGCAAAACCTAACCTTTTCATTTCTTTTAGAGTTATAGGTGTAAACTGAGCTATACCTGTTGCTCCAGATTCTGGATGCACTACATTATATCTAAAGCTAGACTCCTGAAATCTTTGTCTTCGTAGTAATTCTTCATAAGACATTTCTTTTTTTAACAAACTCTCTAAATCAAAAGATTTAAATCCACCTGTTTGTTTTAATGTATTTAAATATTTTGTGTACTCATTTAAATTATTATAAGTTTTTTTATTTCCAAGATATATAAATCCTTCAGGAACATCAAATTCTTTAAATTTAGTCAAAGCTGTTCTACTAGCCTCTTGTTGTGGTCCTCCCACATACATTGAAGAAAGTAAATCATTGTCAACTTCTATTTTAAATACTTTTCCGTCTAATGGCCTTTTAGTACCAGCAGTCATGTCTTGGTATCTAAACGGATCCATAGGATCTGCTGAATACCAATTACCAGTTGGTCCTGTAGGGTTATCACCATATCTATATAAAGTTGTTTTACCACCTTTTCCTATCTTATCTAAATGACTTGACAAGTTTTTTTGTGTTAGGTTTATATCACCAAAGGTTTTATATCTACGATAATAACCTAAACCGCTTTTTGCCTCCCCTTTTACTTCACTCTTAACATTCTCAAGAAAGTTTGCTTTACTATGTTCTCCTATTTTATTTTTCTTAAAATTTCTTGTCCATCTTTTAACTGCTCTAGCTCCTTTTTTAAGTATTGCTCCAGGAACAAACGGTAATAAAAATCCAGCGGCATTTAAAGCAGCTCCACTATAATCACCCTTTTTTAAATCTTCTATTGTATTTTTAGCATCAATAACTTCTCCAGTGTAAGGAACAAAATTAAAAAATGTTTCAACTTTGTCCCAATCTACAGGTTGTTGTCTTGACTTAATAGCTTTTGAACTATAATCAATAGTCTTATTATAAGTATTAGTTTTATTAAAATTAAATCCACCTTTTTGATAAGCAGCTGGTGATTCTATTATTGTACCTTCTGACGGGCCAGTTGGTAAATCTTGTATACCTGGGGGTACATTCTTATAACTTTCTACTAAATGTCCTTGATTATCTATTTTTTGTATGTCAATAGGAGCTCTCATCCCAACCGTATTAAAAGATTGATTAGGTTGTACATCTGGGAAAGCCATACTAGCTTGAGTATTACCCATAGCATGTTGCTCCCTTAATCCTACCTCTTGTTCTTGCGGTGTTTGTGCAACCATCATTTCTTGCTCTTGTTGTTGCATTTGATGCTGCTCAATTAGATCTATACCTTGATCTGCTGCTTGAAACACATCAACTATACTCCCAGGATAACCAGAAGCCTTAGCTCTATCTAATAATTCTCTCCTAACTTCGTTTGTTGGCATTCTTATCAGCTATTTCCTTCTTAACTTGGTTTGATTCTCTAGCAATACTTTCAGACTCTTGACTACCCCTCATTCTTTCGTTTAGTTCTTTCTCTCTTATATCTAATTCTCTTTCTTTTATCTCAAAATCTCTAACCATCTTTTCTAAGTTTAGAGTATTACCTTCTTCATCTTTTTTAGACTCTGCATTTATTAATGCAATCTCAATATCTTTTTGTCTATCTTTTTCATTCTCTAAAGCAGTTGCTTCTTGTATCATTTGCTGTGATTCTAACTGTTGTTGCTGCATTTGTTGTTGAGCTTCTTGTTGTGCTTGCTCTAATTCTTCTTGAGCTTTATCAGCTTTTTTAAGATTTGCTTTTATTTGTGTAAAGCTATCAGAATCTAACATCTCTGCTATATCTCCTGGTTTTGCACCATTCTGAATCATAGCTTGTGTCAATCCTTTTATGTTTTGTAGTTTTTCCTGATCTTTACCAGCATCTGACATAAATATACCGTAGTTGCTCTCCATATGCTGCATACTATCTATATCTAAATAATCTGTAGTACCATCAGGCATCACATACATAGATTTTTTACCATTTAACCAAGCTTCTTTAGAATAATCTAATAATGCTTGGAAATCTCTTTGTTCCATTCTTTCAAACTTTCTAAATAAATCTTCTGTAATATGTGATGATTGTAATATAGCTTGTTGTGAAGATGCTTTACCTTCATATGCTCCAATCTCACCTTGCCTCTGTCTACTTACCCCAGATATTTTCTCCCACTCTATTAAAATAGATTCTAACAACTGTATATATTGACCAATTGTTTTTATTGACATATCTAATACAGATTGGTGTTGTGGATTTAGTTGTATACCTTCTTTATTGTAATCCACCCATGCAATACCTGTACCTTCTACATAATACATAAACTTATCCATGTCCCATTTCTTAGGTATCATATTTATATCAAACTGTGCAATAATATCTTTACTTCTAGCTATTGCCAGTTCCATTCTAT